TGTTTAACGGTGCGTTTGCCGTCCGAAAGTATCGGTGCTTTGCACTCATCACAATACTGTTCGGGTTGCATTGAATAGTATGTTCTCAATGCTTCATCAACAATTTTAAGGTCATTTGATATGTACATTGAATCAAACAAGCCTATCGGACTTTTACAGGTATCGTTACCGTCCGTTTGTGTTGCAAAAAGATACTTGCCGTCAACGACAACAGTTTTTAAAACCGTGGTAAACATTCCCTCGACCGAGATTTTTTCGTCAAGCAATTTGCCGATTGTTTTGGCTTTCTGTCTGCCGTTTTCGTCGGTTTCAATATGGCTGAGAAAATAAACAATCGTGTCATTCGGGAGAGTTTCAACCTCTTTCACAAGCTCCCAAAAATTTTTACCGATATCGGTAAACTTCTGAAAGCCTGTTTCCTTGGCTCTTCTCATATACTCGTTAGCCATGAGATACTGTGCGTCATCAACTGCAATCGACTTGCATTTCTGCTTTTTGATAAAGTCCTCAATATCTATGTAGTTGTCGGAATTGATTGAAGAAGTAAATTTTGTCCTGAACGGAAGTGATTTTCCGTTTACATTTACAAGAGCAAGTTCATTTGCTTTGAAATTTCTTAAAGAGGCAGATTTTCCGCTGCCTGAATATCCTAAAACCAATATAGGTAATCCCATAAATAACACCTCACTTAATACTTAATGACTGCTTGGCTTCCATATGTACGAAGGGGATTTCTTCGCCCTTTTTGCAGAGAGCCTTGACATCATTCTTTTTCACTTCGGGCATATTGTACTTTAAGAGGTGGTCAAGATTGTGTTCCTCCGCCCACTCAACGAATGAAATTTCATCATCAATAACAAGGCTCGGAGCATTCTTTTTAAGCGACATAACCGCTCTCGGCATATCAATCTTCTGTCTGCCGAGTGCCTGCATTGACTTAAACAGATAGGTTTTAAGGCTCTCCGCCTGTTTTTCTTTTTGGGACTGTCTTTTTGCAATTGCCGCCTTTTCGGATTTAAGCATTTTAGCCTCGGCAAGAAGCTGTTTGTAGTAGATTGCAATACTCTCAGCTTTCTCGTCAAATTCGCCCTCAATACCCGTGAGAGTATCGAACCACGCTGTCAACATCTTGTTGCGGTATGCGTCCACATTGGCAATGATATTGCCGTCATCATCAATCGGCATTCCGTCTGCATTCGTATCGGGTTCCCATTCGTTGATAGCGTCAAACTGATTAAATAAATCCGAGTACATCTCGGTAAGCTCGTAAAGTTTCATTGTTATTCCCCTTTAAAGATTTATGTTTTGTGTGGTAAGTGCCTCCAATAAATGTTCAACCTTGCCTTTGAAAAATTCCTTGTCCTGTGACTGCTTGGCGAAATTGAGCATACGGACAAAGCTGTCATATGCAATTGAAAAATATGCCTTAAAGACATCCTTGTCATCTGATGGACCGTCGGCAGTTTGAACATTTTGCAGTCTTTCTTCGTACTCCTCTTTCTGCTTGCGAAGAGCCTCCTGTTTTTCATCCTCAAGCTGTTTTCTGACGATTTTTTCATTATTGCGATACTCCGCTTCGAGCTCGTCATAATGCTTAATGTTCTCTCTTTCCAAAGCCTTAATCGTTTCGTTAAGTCTGCGTTCGTTATCATTCGGCTCTGCAACGGCAACCTCAATAGGACGGCTTTCAAGCTCCTGAACTTTATTTGTCAGCTTGAAATTTTTGTTCTTTTCCTCTGCAAGCTGATTTTCAATATTGCGATAGCTTTCTTTTGAAGTGTCCGCCTGCTGTTTATAATAGTCGGCGTCTTTCTTAGCGTTATTGAGCTGTCGGCAATAGTCAATGCTCTTGTCGGTTGCCTCCTGTTTTTCGTCCTTCAGCCTGTCAATTTCGGCTTTTAACTGCTTGACCGTTGTGTTTTCAAGGTCAAGCTTTTCAGCGATTTCAGCCTGTTCGGGTTCGCTGATTGTGGCGAGAAGTGATAGCTTTGTCATTCCAATTTGTGCAATCGATTGCACATTTTCAGCGTTTATTTTTTCTACAATAGAAATATAGTTATAAACATTTCTGCGTTTCATACCTACTTCATTCTCGCAGTAGTCCTCAAAATTCGGATAGCCAAGCTCCTTGTACAGCTTGTTGTCACGCATAGTCTTGAGTGCGTTGCACATATCCCATATGTTCTGTTGTGCAAGGTTAGCGCTGACAATTATCTTCTGATGCAGTTCAATTGCCTGCTTATGCTGTTCGCTTACTGTTATTTCTGACATTTTTTATATCCTCCAAAAATTCAGCGTATTGCTTTTCAAATTTCTTGATTTCATCCGGCTTTTTAAATCCGCTGTCACGCTCATTTTTATAACCGTGGCACTGCATTATTTCCAATGTTTCGGGATTTACTTCAATCGTAAAAAACGGGATTTTCGGTTTATCTTTATGACGAATGAAAAGTATTATCGTGTCACCTCTTGCGTGCCGTCTTACATATCCGCCGACGCAATGCTGTAATATTCTGCCCTCTGCTATTATTTCTTCGCCGCTTTTTGGGGCAAGCATTATAAGGCTGTCTGTGCTCATCAGCAACGGAGAAAGTGTCTTTGCCATTTTTGCAATCTGCTCCGTTTCTTCTTTGTTTGCATAGAAAGCAACCTTTTCAAGCGTTCTGTCGTGAGCCTCTTCAAGATGAGCCGGCATTATTTCTTCGATACCCTCGGGAAGTTTTTTGCAATTATCAAGATAATCCTTCCACAGCATTACTCTCCGATTGCTTTTGCCGTACTTCAGAATCTGTCTGTATGTAAGGTTATTTTTGTGAAGTTCATCTACAGCATAAGTACTGAGCTTTGACAGCTTGCTTATGAACTCGCTTGCCATATGAATGGTCGGTTCTTCCTTTATCACACTGCGGTAAAGTTCAATTGCACTTGAATCATAATCTGCGAAAAAGTGCATATCCTCCTTACGGCATCCGAGCATTTTAAGCAGATTGGTTTCTTTCCAATGAATTTTATTGAGTGAAAGTTTGCCGTCAATCAAAAGCTCTGCAATATGCTCAAAACCACCTTTAATCAGGTATTCTGCATTATTGTGCCTTACATATATGTTCAGCCATTTGAGAATCCCTTGAACCGTATATCTGTTTGAAAGCTCATCCGCACACGAATATCTAAGATCCGTATCGGTTATTACATCGAGATTTAAAAGCACGGTTGAACCCCAGCCTGAATACAAGGTTTTTTCTGACGGACCCCAATACCACGCAAAGCCCTGTGAAGCAGAAGGAATAATTCCGTCTGTTTTCAGCGGATAAAATGATTTATCGTACCAGCGGTACGCAAATCTCTGCATTGCGTGCTGTTCATATACATAAAGATATTCATCCGAAAAAGTATATCGGGGCATCATTTCGACAGGATTTTCATTGTACAAATCATCGGAAAATAACTGATATGCCGTTACAAATCTGATGTACAGCCTGCTGTCAACAGCAAAGCAAAAACCAAACTTGCAACTTCTTTCAAGTTTTTTTCTGCCGTAGTGCAGGGCTTTTGCTTTTACGCTTTCCTTGCAATGACCGCAGACAAATTCCTGATTATGACAAAGTCGGAGCTGTTCGCCGATGTGCCAGCTTTGACAGCTTGTGCAGAAATAGTCGCAGGTTCTTTTGCTTTTATTTTCGTAGAAAGCATACTGCGGAAAGTACATTGCTATCTGCTTTTCGTGTTCATCTGTCAGGTCAGGAATCTTATTAAGCAGGCTGTCAGGATTTTTAATCATGCTGACACCTACCAATCTATAAGATTGCCGAGGTCAAGAGTAACAGGATCTGTTTTCTGCTCTGCGACATTAGGTTCTTCAAGTTCGTATTCAGACATATGTATCTGCATTGTGAAAGTAACCTTTGCTCCGGGGAAAATCTTACCGACAATCTGCTGATACACATCAAGGTCGGAAACTGCAGTGGGAAGTTTCTTTCCCACTTCGTCAATCAGGTTTTCAAGGTTTTCTGCAGCCGTAACGGCTCTTGCAAATTCCTCATTCTGCTCTGAAAATTCGCAGAGCATCTTCTTTACCGGATCAAGAATTGCTTTAGATTTATGGTCTTTAAGATTTTTTTTGTTGCACAACTTGATTTTTTCTGTTGCAGAGGATATAATTAAATTAGGTTTATTGTTCTTTGTGCTTGTGGCATTTGCAGTGTCGCAGGCACTTTTTTTATTGCTCATTTCTCCACCCCCACACATTCAAAACCGAAGGATTCGGATTCTGATGATTCATAGGCTTTGAGCTTGCGTTTTAGCTCTCGGTTTTCGTGACGATAACCGCTTGACGCTGTTTTTTCGAGTGCAAGGTCCGTTCTTGCGTTTCTCAGTTCAATGCTGAGATGTCTGTTCTCTGCTCTGAGGTTTTCCACATCTTTGAGCAGTTTTCTGCGTGTCGGATAGTTTCTTAACCACATTGTTAATGCTCCTTTATGTATTGTCTGATTTCTTCCTTATCAAATCGCCAAAGCTTTCCGATTTTGTGGGCAGGAAGAACGCCCCTTTGTGCAAGCCGTGTTGTATAATCAACATTAAGTGCAAGCAACCGTGCCACATACGGCACATCAATTATCACCGGCACTTCATCCCAGTTGACTATTGGTCTTTCTCTCGGCATTTTCAGTCCTCCTTTTTTAACATTTAGTTAGATATAATCAATCAGGGCGGTATCTTTTCCAGAACTTATCAATTAAGAAATATAATGTAAAAACTTCAAAATAAGTAGAATACACAAGTATAATAAACAGCAAACTGTTCCAAGTATGTGCATTGTCATTGATATAGCATACTTGGAATTTTTATATGTAAATGTATAAAACAAAGTAGCTATTTCAAAACTTATACCTACCGCTCCGAGTAAGTATATTAAAAGCATTTTTCACTTCCTTTCGTTAAGCTGTTTTTGTGTGTTCAGAAAAATCAAAAAGCCAAGCAAGATCATATCTTTTAAAAAATATGTTTTTAATCATTACCGCCTCAATCAAAGTAAAGCCAACTTGATAAACAGCTTTGCTTGAAGATGTTTCGCCCTCAAGTTTTGCAGTTACGGTGTTAAAATGTAATCCAAGCAGATTTGCAATATCTGTTTTAGTTACACCTTCATCTTTCATTGCTTTCACCAAATTAGGATATAACATAGTTTTTCACCTCCAATCTACCTTATTTAGTAGATTACAGCATTATAATATACCTTTTACGGTAGATTGTCAACACTTTTTTTAAAATAATTTACTAAAAAAGGTAGATTTGTTATTGACATCTACAAAATTTTGTAATATACTAACTATCAAAGAGAGGTGAGTGCAATGACTATTGAGCAAAAATTGCAGGATTATATTTTAGATAAATATAAAAGCGTGATGCAATTTGCAAAATTAGTTGATTTGCCTTATACAACCGTTAAAGGTATTTTTAGTAGGGGCATTTGGGGAACATCTATTCAAAATGTCACCAAGATATGTAATTTTTTATCTATTGATATAAACGCTTTGATAAATGGCGAAATTAAAGAACAAATACATATAGATAAACTTTCGGATCACGAGAAAAAGGTTATACTTGCATATCGTAATAAAGTTGATATGCAACCTGCAGTCGATAGATTGCTCGGTGTGGAAGATGAAATATTGATACCAACAGTGAAAGCCGCACGAAGTGACGGCAACAATCAGCCTATAGAAATAGTTAATCTTCCTGATCTCAGTAAATTTGAGCCTGACGATACAGACTTATAAGCATTACATAATAAAAAACACCTCATAGGTTACAATACCTACGAGGTGGTAAAACTTGAATTATGGTAAATACAAACAGGCACGCAATGCCTCTTGGCAATGTTTGATTGATTATAATATATGTAGCCTACCTGTTAAGGTAAGCCGAATAGCTAATCAAACCGACATTGTTTTATTAAAAAATTCGGCAGTCAATCTGCTAAGTGAAAATGAAAGCGGCACAACGCTTATGCAAAATGATAAACTTTATATCATATATGCAGATGAGCAATCCCCTCAGCGATGTAGATTTACAATTGCGCATGAACTCGGTCATATATTTTTAGGTCACTTGTTTAAGGAAAACGGCAACGGATTTGCAACAACCGACGATGCCGAACATTCGGCAAATGTATTTGCTCGGGACTTGTTAGCTCCAGCTTGTGTACTCCATGAGCTACACGCAACAAATGCCGCTGCAATTGCAAATTTATGTGACATCAGCCTTGAGGCGGCAACCTACAGGGCTGAACGAATGGCAGAGCTCGAACGCAGAAATGCTTTTTATCTGCATCCCCTTGAAAGACAGGTGAAAGAGCAATTCGCAAATTTTATCAATAAAAAGAAAAACCTACCATAGTTGCCGCTATGGTAGGAAAATAGGAATTTATGAGAAGTTGGAACTCCTCGAATATTATTATATAATATTTGACATTATGTGTCAATGAGGAGGCTATTATGGGATTATTATCAAAATTATTTAAAAAGCCAAAATCAGAGGTAAAAACTCCTGCGATGCAACCGGAATCGGGCAAGTCGCACACGAAAGTTTTTAAAGTTGCAGGTGTTACCTTTCAGGGCAGGCAGAAGTTACTTAAACAACTCAAAACTGACAAAAAAGCAGGCAAAGTGCTTAATGTGCAGTTACAGGAATACGATTATAAAGGCGAGCCTGCAATCAAGGTGCTTGTCAACGGTTTAGATGTCGGCAATCTCCATATAGAAGATGTAGCTTTTGTTAAAGAAAATCAAGAGCGAATTCTTGGCATTAACGATTTTACAATTGGTGAACATTACGATGAGAACGATAAAGTAAGTTATAATGCAAAGGTTAAAATGCTCATAGCAAATAAAAATTAAATAAAAAAAATCCGCCCTGCTCGACTGGTACTCGAACAGAGCGGAATCACCTACACAGGGTGCAGATGATACGATTTAAACGCAAAATAATTGTATCACAATCCCCTGAATTTTTCAAGTTTTGAATATCAGGGGATTTTTGCACCCTTTTTTCAAACAAAAGGAGTGTATATTATGGCAAAAGCAAAACTTAAAAAGCGTGCAGACGGACGCTATCAAAAGTCTGTATATCTTGGCAAAGACGAGGACGGCAAACGCAAATACAAAACCGTCAACGGTTACTCTGTCAAAGAGGTTGAAGAAAAGGCACAGCTTATCAAGTTACAAATCGGCAAGGGTATGGATGTGCTAAACTCAGGAATGAAATGGGGGAAACTCGTTAACTTATGGCTTGCCTACAAAAAAACAATGCTTTCAGAGCGACAATACAAGAACTATGTAAATTATCTGAAGCATTTTGCTGTTCTTAGTGACCGACCAATCAATAAACTTGTAAAGGCTGATTTTCAACAAATTATCCTCGATGAGTACGCTTGTAATTCTCACACCGGGAAGCCAACCGCAAAGAAAACATTAAGAGAATGGAGGGGTGTGGCAAGGCAGGTGTTTAACTATGCAATCGAAAACCGCATAATTGATTATTCGCCTGCACAATACATTGACATACCGAAGGACGCAAAAACCTCAGAACGGCGAGCATTGACTGCACAAGAACAGCTGTGGGTTGTATCCACCAAACACCGTGCACAATTGCCAGCTATGATAATGATGTTTGCAGGCTTGCGACTTGGCGAATGCCTTGCCTTGCAATGGCGAGATATAAACCTTGATAAGCGTACAATTAGCGTTCATCAAAAGCTAATAACAAAAGGTAAAGTGCATATTGAGCAAGGTGCAAAAACCATATCGGGAGTGCGTACTGTTACAGATGTGCCAAAAATACTTATTGATTTTTTAAAGAAACAGCCTGAACATAAACTTGACGATTTTGTTGTAACCTCCGCAAAAGGTACTCTGATGAGTGATACAGCGTGGCGAAGGCTCTGGAATAGTTATATGGCTGACCTAAATATCAAATACGGCGACTTTTTGGAGTATGAAAGACAGCCAAAAAGTAAGTACGATCCTAAAGGAGTGCCGTTTGTAATTGATAGGTTTACAGCTCATTCGCTCCGCCACACCTGTGCCACCAATTTGTTATATACAGGTCACGAACTCCACTATGTGCAAAAACAAATGGGACACGCTAAGCCGTCAACTACGCTTGACATTTATACGCACTATGTCGAATCATTGCCAAAACGCAAATCGAATAAAATAATCAGTATTGACGCATTGATTAAGGAGTTTAAACCTGCCCAAAAGCAAGCATAAGCACTATAAAATTGCGTGCATTGCAGTAATTTCAGAAAATCCCGATAAATACTAAGTTTTTCAGTGTTTTGTTGGTTTACTCATAACCGGTCGGTCCGGGGTTCGAGTCCCTGTTGGCGCACCAAAAAAGAAAGTACTCAAACGGGTACTTTCTTTTTATTTTACCGTTATGCGTGAACAGGGACTCGAAGGCGAGCGTTAAGAAAACAGTCCGGCGGACTGTTTTTAGCGAGAGCGTTGATGAATTTTTAGCTTTGAACAAGCCGCAACAAGCGAGGTAGAATAACTTAGATAGATAAAACACCTGTTGGCGCACCAAAAAAGAAAGTACCCAAAAGGTGCCTCCCGATAAGAAAACATCGTGGGGCAAGAGAGAAACGGTATAGCTTCGGCTATGCCGTTTTTCTCATTCTTGCCTTGATGAAGTAACTTTCGATACTTCCAGGGCTCCAATGCCCTTATAGTAGATGTCAATTTCCTGGGTGCGGTTCTTGCCCTTTGGATCGCTGGCGGCATGGACAACGATCTTCTCGACAAACTCATGTAAGATACATGGGGTTAATTCAGGAATTTCCGTATACCGTTCTACAACGGAGAGAAACCTTTCCACATTGGCGCTTTTTTGTTCCTCTGCTTCGATTTCATCACGGAGAGCAGCCGCTACATCTTGAAGCTGATGCTGCTCTTTCTCGTAATCGGTAGAGAGCTTTTGAAAACGCTCGTCAGAAAGTTTTCCCGAAATAGTATCTTCGTAGAGCCGCTTGAAAATGGTGTCCAGCTCTGCAATCCGCTTTTCGGCATCGGCCAATGTTTTCTGCCGTTTTGCCAAATCTTGGTTACGTTGGCGCATATCCGCATCCATGACCATCTTCACAAAATCGTCTTTGCGCTGTGATGCGAAGGAAACGATCTCGCGCAGATTTTGCAGAACCAATTCTTCCAGGATAACAGTTCGGATAGAATGTGTCTGCCCACATACATCACGGCTTTTCCGATAGCCGGAACACAGATAGTATTCCTGATCGCGCCGGAAATTGGTTGCCCTGCATTGGTACATAATGGAGCCGCAGTCGGCACAGAACATCATGCCGGAGAACATACCCATTTCTCCCATCTTTGTGGGTCGGCGCCGCGTCTGCCTTGCGAGCCTTGCTGCATCGGCAATCGCCTCCGTCCAGATGGCTTCGTGGGTATTATCAAAAATCTTCCATTCGCTTTCTGGATTGTGCAAGGTCTTTTTACTCTTGTAGGATTTTTTACGGGTTTTGAAATTAACTGTGTGCCCCAGGTATTCACGCCAGCGGTCCATGATGTCGGCAATCGTAGAAGAATCCCAAGCGTAAGGAGAACCTTTCTTTGTGACATTGGTTGTTCTGCCCTTGCTCGCATAGTAAGCAGCCGGAGTAAGAATTTTTCTTTCCGTCAGTTTTCTTGCAATCTGCGAGGGTCCCAAACCATCCATGATATAGAGACCAATTTCATAAACTACCTGGGCGGCTTCTTCATCCTTCACCCATTGCTTTTTGTCATCAGACGATTTCATGTATCCATACGGAGGCAAAACAGTCAAATGTTCTCCTGCATTGCCTTTCACTTTCATAACGGCACGGATTTTTTTGCTGGTGTCTTTAGCGTACCATTCATTGATGATATTGCGGAAGGGCATAAACTCGTTGTCACCCTGAGTGCTGTCCACACCATCATTCACCGCAATAAAGTGAATATCATGTTCGGGAAACATGATTTCCGTATACATGCCGACTTGCAGATAATCACGTCCGAAACGTGACATATCCTTGATGATGACCCTCTTGACAAGGCCAGCCTCAATGTCTGCAATCATCTGCTGAAAGCCTGGGCGGTTGAAGGTCGTACCTGAGATGCCATCATCAACATAGAATTTGAAATTGCTGTATCCATGCTCACGGGCATACTTTTCCAGGATTTTTTTCTGGTTTACAATGCTATTGCTGTCACCCTGCAATTCATCATCACGGGATAAGCGACAATACAAAGCTGTAAGTTCTTCGGAGCTCATAGCCGTGTAAGGGAATTGAAGCGCGGCAGCGGTGTTTGACTGATAATACATAAATACCTCCTATCTGGCAGTCAAACACGATATTGAAGTCCAACTTCATTATACCGCGCTTTCTTTTCCCTGTCTGCCTGTTAAGAGGTTTTCAAGTCACAGTTTGTTTCTGAACATCGGCTTTTATCAGGTTCTCCAGTTTGGAGGCTATCGTCTGATTTCCCGTTTGAGGGAAAAAAGAATTGACGATAAAGGTCGTGTTGCCGATCTTCTTTTTGCTCCGCATAGGCGGGGCATATTTATTTTCAGATTGAATTTTCTGCATAATAAGGCCCCTTTCATGCCATTTCATTAAAACCATAAAAGAGGCAGAAAACGGACGGCTGCTGGCCGCAGCTCCACGGGAATCTCACCCCGGCCCATGCTGATGGGTGCGCCGCGCAATGCTTTGAGGGCGTTCAACGCGGGAGTCTCATTATCCTGTCTGCGTATCCTCGCCCACAGGCTGCCACACCTGTTTTGCGGCCTGGTTTTGTCGCTCACCTGTTTGGTAGGGGTCCCGTCCTGCGGACTTGCAACAGGGTCATGGCGCACCGGCCGACCGGCTCCACACAGACAAATTGTATCCGTCTGCCTTATTCTGCCCGAAGGCTTTCTTTGTCAAGGAACAATAAGGCTTTGTCAGCCTGTAAAAACATACCGTTTCCGATATGCTTTTACGGAACGACAAACAGCCCATAACGGGAAGCGTGGAAAGGGGTATACGCTCCCCGCATGGGCTTAAAGAGTTAGCCTACATGAAACGCAAGAGTGCGGGTAATAAGGCGCACTTGCAGCCTGTTACGCATTTCTTCGTCCACATAGGAGTAAGTATTGCCCGCGTCGTCTTTCAACGTTCGGGTACAAAGTTTCGCTATGTAACCCTCATAATGCTTCAAGATCGCGCACATGGCGTTTGTGTCGCCGTTTGCCGCTGCGGAAATGACAGGGAACGGCAACAGATTTTCAGATTTCCTAACGGTGTTCATCATCTGCTTTTCCCTCCAAATATTGTTTGATCTTCGCAAGCGCGGATTTCCTATGCCGGAAAACCGTCGTGCGTACAACATTCAGCAGTTCGCCAATTTCCGTGTCGCTCATATCCAAGAAGTAGGACAAGAGAACAATATCGCGTTTTCTTTCAGGCAAAGCGGTAAGGGCTTCGGCAAGCAGTTCATTTTTGACGAGTACATCAAAGCCGGACACTTGAAAACGGAAATAATCGCTTTCGTATTCGTCCGTTGTGAAAAGCTGCGCGAGTTCGCTTTCGCTCAAATCCGAAAAAGGTACTTCGCGTGCTGCGCGTTTCGCAAGAGTGCGGCGGTGGCTTTTCGCTTCGCCAACCAAAGTTTTCTTTGCTAATGCGTCGTACTGATGTTGTATTCTTTCCTTGTCGGAAGAAGATAGCTCCATAGAGTTCACCTCCTTCCCGCGTGGAGTAGAGGACGGGAGTTAAGGGCTTGTCCTCTCTGCCCCTTTCGCTCCGTACCCGTTCGGGAGATGGCTCTTGAGTGCGTTTTTCAGAAAAAAGTTGAAAAAAGCAAAATGCGCCCGTCCGCAAGACGCGGACGAGCGCAAAGGAAATGTAAGAAGTATTTAGATGTATTGACAGTTCATACTCATAGCCGGAATATCCCGCTTGCGGAGCATAGCTTTTTTTGACCGCAAAGCATTAGGCGGGTTACAGTAAATAAAAATGGACACGGCGATACCTCCCCGATACCGCCGTATCCTTAAAAAAGGGCGACTTTAATACACTACCCGCAATCCATTCTATAATAGGGAACAGCGGCTTTTGCGCAATATTAAATAAAAAAGCCGATAACACATAGGTTTTTTGACCTAATGCGTTATCGGCTCTGCGTCTATGCGTCTGGCACTTTTAATCATTTTTTTTTGAATTTATTATATGTGTTAGCTAACTGTCCACAAGCCGCGTTAATCTCTCTGCCATGAGAAACTCTCATAGTAACTTCAAGTCCTGCTTGCTCTAATTGATGTTTGAATGCAACTATTTCCCGTTTCTGTGGTGCTTTAATTCTTGAATTGCTTGTTGGGTTGTATTGTAACACGTTAATCATAACTTTTTTGCCCCGAAACCATTTTGCAAGTTGTCTTACATCTGAGGGCCGGTCATTTATACCCGGTAAAAGCAAATACGCAAAGACAATTTTGCGATTATGCCTTTCAGAATAGGATAAGGCTTGCTTAACAACATCTTCAATAGCATATATGCGCATGTGAGGAATAATACGATTTCTTGCAGATTGTGTTGCTGCGTGTAAAGATATTGTCAACTGAATTTTAAGATGTTCCTCGCGCAATTTTTTTAATTGATCGACCGGACCAACTGTTGATATGGTAATGCCGTCGGTTGGAAAGTTGAGCCCATATCTATCTCGGAGAATATGGATTGCTTTTATCAAGTTGTCATAATTGAATAAAGGCTCTCCCATACCCATAAAAACGATACGGTTTACTTTTCGACGCAACAATATAATCTGTTGTACGATTTCTGACGATGTTAGATTACGAACAAAGCCATTTCGCCCGGACTCACAAAAAATACAACCAACAGGACAACCGACTTGTGTGCTCACGCAAACAGTTCCACCATCTCGCCGCTTGATAAAAACCGTTTCAATGTATTTGTTGTCTTTCAGTTCGTAAACATACTTTTCAGTATCACTGCTTTTGCAAATATTTTTTACCAACATTGATAGATTTTTTTTGCGTGGTAATTGCTTATATAATTCTTCATATAAGGCTTTTGCTTCATTCTCGCCAATAACTTCCGACATTTCTTTGTAAGTAAATCCGTATGGATCATTCCGTACTTCCGCAGGCGTATATTTAGGTAAACGTTTCATTTTTATATCCTTTCTTCTAAATAATAAAAGTTTGTTTTTCTGTATTTTTGATTACAATCTCTAATTTTTCTACATCAATGATATGCGTCAATTTGCATTTAGGGCAGAAAAGAGGAAAATCTTTTAATACAGTATTATGAAATACTTGAACTCTCGTCTTTCCGTTACAAATCGGACATTTTATCCAATATTTTTTAAGCATTATATTTCACTCGTCCTTTTTACACAAAAAAATGCAGGTCAATCCTCAACATGAGCATTGACCTGCATTTATAATGCACAGAGCAGTACAACAAAACTAAGGCATAGCTTGCACTATGTCTATACTATATCTATACGTCGTTAGTTTTTTGTATAGCATCCGCAAAATAAGCATGACAAAAAAGCCCATGTTGAAAATGGGAAAATCCTTTTTTTCAATGCTTATCTAATACGCATGCTATGCAACATAAACGCCGCCTCCTTTTACATAAATTTTATTTTATCAGAAAATCAGTCTACTGTCAATACACAACAGGAAGTATTTAACCTAATGATATGAATTGTGTGGACATATCCAAAAAGAAAGGTGAACTGTAAAATGTAACAGGGTGAATGAAAATGGCAAAAAGACCCGTACCATTGTACGACTTTAAGGCTTTCGGGGCAGCTATAAAAGCCGCGAGAAATGAATACGGCGAGAGCCGCAAAAAGGTAAGCGACGAGTTATATATTTCCCCGCGCTACCTTGCGAATATCGAGAACAAGGGACAACAGCCGAGTTTACAGGTATTCTATGACCTTGTAACCCGGTATCATATTTCGGTAGATCAATTTTTCTTCCCGAACAGCAATGCGGAGAAATCCACCGGGCGGCGGCAGCTTGACGCGCTGCTGGACGGTATGAGCGATAAAGGCATACGGATTGTAACCGCAACAGCAAGGGAGATAACGGAAGTCGAAAAAGCAGAGGATTAACCTCACAATATGAGAAATCGGGAGATTGCAGCGCATGGCGGCTGCAATCTTTTTTTGCGTCCAAAATCAAAGGAACGCGCAACAAATACCGCCTTTCGGTGGGGGTATGGAGTAGATAGCAAGCACAGCAAACGAGTACCCGCTTGCGATTTTTGGCTTTAGGGAACCCTCTCCCTAAACCCGAAAAATGCTTGTTGGGAACATCCCAAACCCTGATACGAAAAGAGGCGAGATACCACGATGGCAAACCGAAAACGAAATATCCAGGTGAAGTTCTATGTGACCGCCGAGGAAAAGGAACTGATGGAACAGAAGATGGCCCAGCTCCAGACAAAGCGGATCGGCGCCTACCTGCGGAAGATGGCGATTGACGGATATATCATCCAGGTGGACACCAGGGACATTAAGGAGATGAACAAACTTCTGTCCGCCATTGGCCGGAACATCAATCAGATTGCCAAGCGGGTCAACGCCGGAGGCCCCACCTATCAGGCCGACATGGAGGAAATCCGGGAAAGGCTGGATCAGATATGGCAGTTACAAAGACGCATCCTATTAAGTCAACGCTGAAAGCTGCGATTGACTATATCTGCAATCCTGACAAGACGGACGGGAAGCTGTTGGTGTCCTCCTTCGGCTGCGCCGCCGAGACCGCCGACATTGAATTTGAATGGACACGCCGCCATTCCATCGACAAGGGCACACACCTGGGCCGTCACCTGATCCAAGCCTTTGAACCTGGGGAGGTCATGCCAGAGGAAGCCCACCGGATCGGCATGGAACTGGCACGGGAGGTCCTGGGCGGCAAATATGAATTTGTCCTCACCACTCACATTGACAAGGATCACGTCCATAATCACCTGATTTTCAATGCGGTCAGCTTCACCGACCACAAGCACTACCATTCCAACAAGCGCAGCTATCACGAGATACGCCGGGCCAGCGACCGGCTGTGCAA